TATGTCATAACCAAGTTGAATACACATCTGTTTTATTTGTGTGTCTGTAGTATAACAATAGTACATTTCGTCAACTTTGTCAACCCCTTTTGGGTAATTACAGTTGTTATAGGTAAAAACAACAACTCCGCCAGGTCTTAACACTTTTAGCATTGATTCTAGATATTGTTTAATTACTTTTACTGGTTTGAAGTTAAACCAATTAACTGCAACAATTAACCCTATTTGATTCTGCGGCAATTTGTGCATTGGATCATTGTGGTTATTATCAACCGTATAGTATCTCAAACGTCTTTGATACTGAGGTGTTCTCCAACCTTTGATTTCTTTGAACATATCAACACTGTCATCCATTAGGTATAATGGATTTAAACTAACCAATTGATTGGTTATTTCTCCGTATCCTGGTGCTATATGCAATCCTGGATATCTAACATCAACGTATGAACCTATACGATCGTATAGTAACTGTCTCGAAGACTCGTTATGAAGTAAATTTTTATAGACCTGACGGTCCATCTTCTCTTGTGTAGATTGTGCAAGATTCATTTTGTAAATGTCTTTACTTTTTTCATAATATGGTTGTTCGAGATCATCAACTAAGTCTTGTAGTTTTTCTCTAAACTTATTTAGATTATTAGACATGTCCTCTAAATTTTTCAGTACCTCAAGGTGATTCCCTGCTATGTTCTCTTTGAGGTTATCACTGTCAAACTCATGTGTATTCAAGTCAGTTAACACAGCAGTTAACTGTTTGTTAATAGTTTTACGTAAACCAATATCGTCAAGTGATTCAATAAGTTGTTTGTATTTTATTATGTTTCTTAATTCCATTAATCAAACTCAAATAGTGTGTTAAAGGTGTTGGTTGTATTTGTTTCTTGTGCTAGATCCCAGTCTAATACATGTAGCAAGTTGTCAATCTTTTGATCAACAACAGTTGCTTCCATAGCTGCATCATCAAACGGAAGTTCTTTAAACCATTGTGGTATGTGCAGTTCATCAGTTGGATAACCAATGCTTGTCCAGTTAAGTGGATTGGATTTTAGTTTACACACAATAGTTTTCATACCATCAACAATGCTTTGACTGTAGTTGTCACTGTTCATCTTCTTCATGTTGTTCCAGTTAAGTGCAGCTCGCACATGACCTGGCATGTTTGCTCTACCTTCACGTTCTTCCTTCTTGCCATACATGGTTAAGTTGTTAACACGTTTGGGAGAACCTTTTTCCCAAGCAGGGCGTTCTTTGAACTCATACTTGAAAGTCATAATCATCTCAATGATCTCTTCTCGTTGACTACCAGCAAGTACCTTAACCAGTAGTGTCATTAAGAAATCTTGTATAACTTTTGGTGTATCACTACGTTTCAAGTCCAAGCCCATTGCTTTGATCTTGCCTTGTTTACCTTCTCTGTCTAGTCGCTTGCCTTCCATATCAAATATGTTAACCGCATAACGTTTCTTTGTAATAAACAATCCTCGATCAGCAATTAGTTCTCTACCACCTTTGATAATAAGTCCATTCTCACGTGGCACATGAAATGCTTGTTCCATAAACGCAGGCCAACTGTCGTTAAGTTGATCACTTATTGCGTCATATAGTTGTATACAAATTTCTTTGCTCCATTCCATAGTACCTGCTTCAACGTCTTTCTTTATTGCAGGCCATGCACTAAAGTATACTGAATCAGTATCTCCATATATTACTGCATCACCAACATGATCATACTTGCCTGTTATACATTCGTTTGCAAAACTATCCATGTGATGTGCAATAGCTCTACCAGTTAGTGTAGTCGATTGTCCAATACGTTTGTCAAAGAATCTACAACCTGGATTAAGAATCGCACCATACAAACTATTCAAGTTAATTTTCTTAACTAGCTGTCGTTTGTCTAAAAACTCACGTTCATCAGGATCAGTTGCCTCTTTAAGTTTTGCTTGTATCTCTTGACGTTCACTGTACCAACGTTTAAGCAGGCCGGGCACAACACCTTCTTTTTCGTATGTAAAGATAGTTCCGTTTGCACTGAGCATCCATGGTTGATTGCTATCAAAGATCAGTTTCCAAATCTCTGCGGCACTGTGTACACTCTCTGAACCGTTCTCCCAGTCAACTGTTATTTCAGTACCAATAGATTGTTTCATAACCGCAGTGTATTCCAGTGAACCAAACAAACCTTCCCAAGCCATAGCAAAACTACTCTTGTTGTCAATCTTGTTTTTTATGTAGTTGTTGGTCATTACAGGACGCAATTGTCCTACAATAGTTTCACCGGCCATGTTAAGGGCTCTAATTGCACTTGGATACAAACTGTTGATATCAATAGCACCTACCCATTCATGCATGCCCTTCTTAGGATATGCAACATAAGCACCAGCCGCTTGTGTATCTTCATCTGTTAGTCGTTCACGTCTGTTAGGAACAACCAAGCCTTGTTCATGTGCTTCGTTAATGATTGCTTGTTCTGTAACTGCAACTGCACCCATTGTTGTTTGTAGTAGCACAGTATTTGCATGTGCTAGTTCATTTGCAAGTGCTAGGAAACGCAATTTCTTATCCAGTTTATCCAATAGTGCAGTATCTTGTCTTGAATACTCTATAAACGTTTCAAAGTTTTGATTGTACAGTTGATCCAATGTACCTTCATAAGCAGTTTTCTTCTCATCAAGTTCATATTCACCAATAGCATCTAAACTATAACTGTGACGCTCTTCGTATGTGTACTTTCTATACAGTTGCATATAATCCATATGCACTCTGCCAATTAGATCATACGTTTGATTCTCTGCACCAAAACGTTCAAACATACGTTTCTTAGGAAGTTGACCCCACAAGCAGAATCTACGTGTATCATCCTTGCTCAAGAGTTTTTTTACACGATTGACAGTGTACGGAATATCATATCCTTCACTGTTCCATCCACTAAGCACATCAGCATCGTCAATGAGATCCAAGAATGTTTTTAACAAATCTTCTTCTCTGTCAAACAACATGGTGTTTTCAAACTTGTTGCAGACTTCTTGTGCAGTTTCCCAAGTTAATGTCTTGGGCGGAAGTACAAGTGTAATCAACTGGTCCATCCATTGCAAGTATACTGAGATAGCAGTGATTGCATTGAACGGATCTGCTGGTGAACTATAACCTCTTACAGGATCAAAGTCTGTTTCAATATCAAAGAATGCAGTTTGTAACTTTGGAGCAATATCATCTTTATAGTTTTCTTCAAAACATCTAAAAACTGGATTGATGTCGCTTTCAAAGATCAACTTGCCAGATTGCATACGAAGTTCTTTGCGGAACTCCTTGTTGTTGCGTGTAGAAAACCTGCTTACTGGGTTTCCATATATGCTTTTGTACTTGCCTCTTGGGTCAGCATAGTAAAAACAGTAGGTAGCAGGGTACTCACGATATTCTCGTTTACCATCTACACGTTCTACAACATGAATGCGATCTTTTTCTCTATCAAATAGTGCATCAACATAACTCAATTAAAGTGTCCGTCCAGCAGTTGTTAGTATCTCTTCAAGTAGTTCTTGATCTTCTTTTTCAGCAGTGTAACTTGCTTTATGTGCAATACGAATTGCTTTTTTAAGTACACTTGGTTTGATATTGCATTCTTCTGCAATTGCTTTTATAGTATCACTTAGACCTTCGTTAAGTGCTTCAACTTCACTCATTACAGTCATGCCTTCGTTAATAATCTGTGTTAGTTTTGCTTTTTGATCTGGATCAAATTGTGTCATACTTATACTCCTTTAAAAACTAATTATACAACAGTTAATTGTTATTGTCAACGGTTTTATTATGGCAATTTATCCAATGCTCTTGTAGTTGCATAACCGTTATAGTGTCTTTAAGAGGTGTAAGTTTGTAGAAGCTACAAATACGATGATATTGGTCAATGAATGCATTGCTTAAAATATCGCTTAGATTAATAGTGATGTTTGGTATATGCCATGCTTGAACATTTTGTAGTCCGATAAAGTTTTGCCTAACAGTATCTTTAATAATCTCTTGACGTACAAAGTTATATAGGTTACTGTATTGCTTCCAAATAGGGTTGTCGAAACCTTCTACTTGATAGTTAGGACGGTTTTCCATTATGTCAACTTCAATGCCGTGTTTGTTTGCACGAACGTTATAGTGTTTATTGTATCTTGCTCTGTGAAACCATCTTTGTGCAAATTTATTGTCAATGTCTATTGTTACAGTTATACTGTTTGCAAAATATTTAGGCATATGGTTTTTATGCCAAAATATTGGAATAAACAATCCAGTATCTTTTGCACGATGATAGTATTCAGTACAGTATTCTTCTTCTAGTTTTAAAAACTTTCCTACAGTTAGGTCGTCTCCTCTATCAAATTTTTGTGAAAAAATGTTTTTTGTCCCCCAATTGTAAACACTACTTGGTTCTTTATGTGTCCAGTTTGCAAGATCATTATGGAACACTTTTTTAAAGTATTGTATCCAACTGTTATTTGGCTTGTTAGATTGCTCTTCACTAGACATATGTGCTACTTCAGGGCTGCATTGTAGCATTGAACTTACAAAGTTACCTGCTGCTCCAGGAGCAAATCTAAAAATTAAAAATTTAGGTAAGGTCATTGATTACTTTCTGATTTTGTGTCTCACAGAATCTATAAAAGTCTTGAGAATATATATACTCTTGATTGTAATTTGAGCTATCTTTGGTTGCTTCAAATAAATCTTCTTTGGTCCAGGTTGACAATTCTTCAATCAAGTTTACCATGCTTTCAAGTCTTGAAATATTGCCATGATCACTGTCAAAGTCAGTATTAAAGTCATAGTCAAACTTAAATCCAACTTTTGTCAATGCGTTGTAGGTATCAAATTGACCAACAGGAATAAACCCAGTTGCGCCAACTAAGCACTTTAATGTTTTTTCTGTTATAAACGGACCAGGGTATGTATAGTGCCCAAATTCATCTTGCATGTAAC